TAAGAAGTCAATGAGGTTGTTCATTTCAGCTTCTGGCCTGTTTACAAAGGAAACAGAAAATTCTTGATCTAAATTATTTATACCGTCTTGTATTCTCTGCTCATACCCGTCTCCAAAAGAAAATTTACGAATACGAAGCTTGCTCTGCTCTGTAGCACTTTTGTCAACCCTAAAGGCGTTGCCTGAATCATCTACTATATTTGTCATCGCGCTAATAATCCACCAGGTCTTGTTTGGTCAGCGATTTCTCTCTGAACAATATCTACTATCGAGTTTCCAAATGATGCTAATTGCTGGTCGTTGCCGGTAGTTTCAGCCTGCCCAGTAGCCATGTTTATATTCACAGCTACGTTATTGTTATTATTTGTTCCATTCATATTGACTGGAATAGCTTTTCCATCTGGGAGAGGAACTACTGCTTCGTTTTGTCCTGCTTCACCCACAAGTCCCATAGTTGGACGAGTTACTATGCCTCCATTTGCAAAAGCACTAATGCCGCCTTGGTATATTCCGCCCATTGCTGTCGCTTCAACCCCACCAAAACCGAATAGAGACATAGCTCCTTTTGCTAAAGTCGATAAAAACCCGACGCCTTCTTCTCCACCAAATAGACCTTTGAAGGCGCTTCCTATTCCGCTAAAGATTTGCCCAAATCCATCTATTCCACCTGAAAAAATCTCCGACAGTCCCATAAGAAAGCCGCCGTCTTTAGCAAACATAGTTTTTAATCCGTCCTTGAAGCTACCAAATATAGTTTCTAGACCCCCTATCAAACCTTTTCCTGGCTTACCTCCCACTGCTGCCACCACAGGAAGTCCATCTTCTCCCATAACTTCTCCAACATTCCATTGTCTGTTTACTTCTCTTTTATTCCCAAAAAGGGTTGCGAAGAAGCCTTTCTTTTCAGGATCTGCTGCTTCGGTCACTCCCTGAGATGTTACGGAGTCAGCCACATCTTTAGCTTGAACAGTTGAGTCTTTGGGCCCCTTTATTAAACTAGGTTGTTCAGTGCCTGCACCTTTTAGGTCGGTGCGCAAACCAGCTACTTCATTGCTAAGTTCCTTAGTATTATCGGCAAGAACTTGTTGAACCTTTGTCTCTACTGTGGCATTTTCAAATAAGCTAAAGGCATTTGCTAGTAAATTTTCTGCTTGTTTTTCCAAAGTAGATATAATCGCTCCACCTATTGCTTCACCAATACTAGTTTCTCCTTTAAAGAAAGCTGAAAGATTGCTTTGTAAATTAGAGGCAAATGTCTGGTATATCTCATTATTCTCGAAAGCTCCTCTAAAGGCTTCGCGTATACTTACTTCAAACTGTGTTTCAGCAGCCTCTAAAACAGAATTGGCCGCTGATCTTTGTGCTTCGGCCAAATTATTAAGTTGGTCAAGCTGGCTTTGGAAGCTAATCCCTTCTAATTCTGTTGATAAGGCTAGAAGATCATCTCCACTTCCTGCTTTTATGCTATTTTTTCTCTCTCCCTCAAGTTTGAGCTTGCCAGATAATAACTTGGTTTCTGCGTCCAATATGGAGAATTGAACTTTCTGTAGTTCTGTTTCGGCATCTATTTGATTCAGTTTTAACTCATTTTGCTTTCTGGCTGTGTCTAAAGCGAGTTCGGCGGATTTTATAGCTATTTCTAGTTGTCTTTTTGAGTCGAGTTCAGTGTTTCCTGTTTCTTTCAACTGATCTAATTTTGCTCTGGACTCTAGAAGTCTTTGCTCTGCCTGAGCCCTCTGAATATTAGCTTGAAGTATTTTCTGATCTATAGCTAGTTCTTGTTTACGCAATTCCAAGCCTTTCTTTCTCGCCTCTAGAGATTTTATAGATTGATTGCTCTGCTTTAGGGATAAATTGAATATCTCCCTTTCAATCTCAAGCAACGGCTCTCCCAATTCTTTTAATACTAGACGTTTCTGCTCTTTTAGTTCTATCTGGGTTTTTAGCTCTTTTTCAGACAATGCTTGACTTATCTTAAAACCGTTTACAGACGACTTAGATATATTTGATAACTCTTTCTGAACATTAGATATAAGATCTAATGTATTCTTTAATCCAAGTGCGTCTTCCCTGGCTTTTTTTATTTTTTCGCCGTATTCGCCCGTCTTCTTAACTAGCTCAAGAAGAGATGGTATGCGCCCCTGTATAGCGTCAAGTAGCGCTTTTTCGGTTAAACCTATTTTTTCCGCTAAGTCTGGGGCACTATTACGTACGTCTGTTAGTAAAAGTGATAGGTTCTTTACACTCTTATCGTTAGGTTCTAATTTATTGAAATCATTAAAACCATTAATCAAACTCTCTAATGAGCTATTAAGTTCATCATACTCGGTAGAAAGAGCGCTGGAAGCCTTTAAATTTTGAAAGGCTGTTTGTATATCACGGGAATCACTAAGCACAGACTGTTGTATACTTTTTAATAGTTTTAGGGATTTAATTTGCTCTTCTGTCTCCACTGTCAATCCCGCAACAGCTTTCGCGGCATTTATGGCGCCTATATAGCCTCCCTCGTTTCGTAGAAGCTTAGTAAGCGATAGTATTTCTTCTGATTTATCAGCTAGGTCTTGGGCCCCCTTTACTGAAGATAATAATTCCTCTGCTCCAAGTAACCCATCTAACTTTATATTGTTTTGTTTAAATTGATTTCTAATAGATTCTATAAATTTTAATGCTGATTCATCTCCTGCACGAGCTACCTGATCAATTATCCCATCACCAACGGCGTCTTGTGCAGCGCTTCCTCCTGTAACAAAGTCCCAAGCTTTTTGAACAAATGATGCGGACTTTTCATATTCTTTGGCCTTTTCTTCCAATACGACAAGACTCTCTGCCTGAGCTAAATTGTTTGCTGTTTGGATTTTGTTAATTTCAGACTCTACTGCTTTTATTCTTATCAAGTTTTCTAGTGTTTGTTCTTCTTTCTTTAGAGACTCTATGATTTTTTGTTGTACTTTAATTTGATCAGAAGCTGCTTTCTCTTGCTTGCGACTATTCTCTATCTGCTCCTCTATCTCGTCATTTAATTTGGAAGCTTCAGAACTCCAAAGTTTAGTAGCTTCTGCTACTTTCTTGACAACTGGAGCCAAGATTTGAATAGCCAATAGAATAGGGCCAACATAAGGAAGTAAACGTAGAAAAACACTTCCTAATACTTTTCCGGATGCTGACAAAACAGTAAAGCTAGTCCTGAGCTGAATTGCTGCAAGATTTGCTGTTGTAAGACCCTTTCTAGTCTTTTGGGTAGATTCTGTAAGTGTATTGAAAGTATCGTTGCCTATCTTTTTCAGGCCATCAATAGTATTTCTTAGCTTTTCTCCCTTAGCTATAGTCGGATCATCTAGACCAGTTATTATTGTTGCGGTTGCGGATGCTGCGTTAGCTTGTGCCAGTGCTCTCCCAGATAAAACAGCTAACCTATCTCTCTTAATTATTTCTTGATCTAACTGAGTTAATAGTCTTTCTTGGACAGCTATTGTTAGTTCTAAGTCTTTTCTTCCCTGAGCTGTGATGTTTCTACCAGCTACTTTACCATCTACGAGGATTTTTTGCCTAGATACCAATGAATCATAAACGCTTAATCTAGCCTGATCTAGGTCTTTTGTCTTTTTAGCTGCTTCTAACCCCTTACTAAGTTGTTTATTTTGAGATTGTAAAACATCTTCTAACTCTTTAAACCTTTTCTTGTTCTTTTTTCCAAATATCTTTTCTTGTTCTTCCTCTAGATCTTTGAAGTTATTGGAGGCCTTTTTTGCGGCGTTAGCAGACTCTTCGGCTATATTTCCTAGTGCTGGAACAACTGTTTTTAACACTACAGAAGCAAAAGTAGCTCCAAAAGCTAAAAGTATACCTGGAAGATCTGCAAAAACGGCTGCTAAAGGCTCTGCTAATACATTTACAAAGCTAGTAAAGGTTTTTGTAGCGTCTTGTATTGTTGCCGATAGTTTAGTAAAACCGTCTACAGGGATTATTTCCCCTATGGCATCAAACTTCTGCTCGCCCTGTGCCAGAGTCTCATTTAGAAATGCTTGCCTTTTCTGTAAGTTAGTTAGTTGACTAGCTGATTTTCCTATAGATGCAGCATATTTTTGGGAGGCTTCATCAACCCTAACAATAATGCCTAGTTCGTCTAAAATTTCTGGCTCTAACTTAGTAACACCTCGAGTTAGCCTATCCAGAGAGTCTGTTAGGTCTCTTCCTAGAGCTACAGAAGCGTTTCGAGCTACCCTTCCTAGCCTAACAAACTCCTCTCCACTAACGCCGCCAGCAGAGGCCAATGCTGTAGAGCGAAGAGACTGCTCTAAACTAATTGCTCCTTGAGTAGCATCTCTCAAATCCTTGGCTAATTTGCTAAGATTTCTTCCTGAAGAAGCTCCCAAAGCATCCAAGCCCTTAGCTAGATTATCTGTTTGTGCTGCTCTTTGAAAATTATTGAATACGGCAGTAGCTGCAAATACTGTGGCCGCTACGGTGGCATAAGCGGGGACAAGAACACCATTCAGGGTTCCAGCCATTTTTGAAAAGTTTTTGGTACCGTTTGCTCCTGCTTGAGCAACTCCCTTAAGTCCTCTATCAACCTTAACAGTGTTCTTTCCTAGGTCGTCTAGCTGAAGACCTAGTTTTTTGGCACTCTTTTCGGTGAGACGCATAGTGCCGTCATCATCCAGTATAACCTTTACTCTTACTTCATTTGCCATTAGACTTTCACATTATGGGCATATTTGCCCGCGCTGGCTTTTCTTTCCGCAGCTTTGCGCTGCTTCTCTATCTTATCAGCCATATGTTTAGAATATAAAGATTCTAGTTTTGAAACAAAAAATACTACAGTTTTCTTGTCATCTACTTCAAATAAGTTTAGGAAAAAGTCTATAGGGGCCCAATCTTTTCCTAAATAGCTACCGCTCATACCTTCCCACCTGTCTGGAAGGTGATTAAATATAATAAAAGCCCATTGGACTTCTTCTGGAAATACGTCTAAAGATACTGGCATTCTGGCAGGATCGGGCTCTTGCCCTAATTGTTCGCACATGGCGAGATATTTATCTACCGATATAGACTGCTCTTTTTCGAAGGCTTCTTGGATTAATTCTTCGCAAGCCTCTACTTGCCTTTGGTAAAATTTTCCAATTCACCCACAGTTTGAGTAACCCATTCATCAAAAGGGTTAGAATTGCGCATTAGCATTTCTGCCTCTTCTTGAGAATAGCCTAATTCGGTATCAGGGTCCAGACCTTCAGTATCAACTAATAGAAGCTCTTCTAAGTATGATAATTTAAGACCAGACCACCCTTTTATCACAGCTTTAACATATTCTACTAAAAACTTTTCCTCGTCTAATACCTCTTCTGGTTGATGAGTTTTGCGGTTAAATTTGTTCGTAACGCAACGCTTTCTCAGCTTCAGAAGTTCATCACGACTCAAATAGCAAAGCTCTACGCTAAAGTGAGGCATACCAGGAAAGTCGATCTCTACCGTCTTTGACGGCTTCATAAGTGTTTTAAGTGAAACTTGTTCGCTCATAATAAATCCAAATTTGTTGTTATAGAAGGCAGAAACTATTTCCACCAAATAAGCACAATTATAGCAATGAAACACCATAATGTCAAGAATTATTTTTTCATAGGTCATAAAAAAAAGGGGGCCACATGAGCCCCCTCAAGAAACACCTTAGTATTACAAAGTAACTCCTCTGTAAACAATTGTTCCTTCGTCAGTGTTATCAACATCACCACCAGATACTTGTCCATGAAAGGTAACATCCAGTGTAAGTAAGTCTTCCACATTGACAATTGGCACCTCTAAGTGAGCAGTGGGGAGGTCGAGGCTAAAGTTAGGCGCTGTGCCATCTGCCGCTGATCCACCAACATTTACCGCCAGGTCGAATACATTACGAACAGTAGCTGTATCAGATACCAAGTCTGCAAATAATTCGCCAGACTTGCTGCTTGCTTGGTCATTGTCTAAGTAGCAAGTAACATTTCCAGAAATAGACCTAGCACCAGTAATATTAGCAAGAGGCTTATTTACAATTCCCAATTCTTCTGGGACTAGATAGTTAATATTGTTTTCGATGGTAAACGATCCTCCAGTCAAAACAATATTGTAAGTATCATTTGGAGAAACATCTGTTCTGACCAAATCAATTGTGGAGATTCGATTACGAATGAAGTTATTAGTAGAGGTAATAGCTTCACTGTAATCTATTGTAGGAATAACTCCTGGAGAAGCACCTGAATCTGCGATTTCGGCAGCGAAACCACTCCACTGAATTGTAGCTATACCGTCAATATCAAAGTCTACTGTTGCAGAATTAACTACAGCGTCGGAACACTTATAAACCTGAATATTTGATCCATCTTCAAAAGAGAAATAGATATTCACTTTTGTAGAGGAGGTTCCAAAGCTAGAAGTATTAGAGCCACTAAAGTCCCAAGTATTAGTAGCTAATAAGGGTGTATTTACATCAGTGGTTATAATGCTATTGCTAAAAACTCCTGTTGCGGGAGTAAATGTGTCTCCTCCCATCAACATTGCCCAAAGAGGGTCTTCGGGGGCTTGTGTAACTGAGGGCGAGACGGTAGAGCGGAAAGGACGAGCATAGGTGCTCATAGACCACTCAACGGGTGCAAGGTTATCGTTGAACAACAATCGAGCACGACGAGAGGTTACACCTGCTTCGTTGATTGTGATTTCAGAGGAATTGATTGCCTGACTGAAAGAAAAACCATCGAGAACTGGTACTTCCCAAACGTGAGTGCCATTGAACTCAACGTAGACTTTTGCGTTACGTGTAAATTGTAAAGCCATTTATTTTCTCCTGTGGGACTGCTTTGAAGCCTTTACTTCCTGAAGTTCCCAGCTTTATCTGCTAATATCTTACTTCGCAGATTATTTCACCAACTCCTAGGGGCTCAAGAGCACCTTCGTCGGAGCTTATACTTATAATAGTTATCTGTTGTGTATACTGAGTTTGACTGTCTCTATCTGTATACTGTAATCTAGAGTTATCCTCTAAAACCGTTTCCACATCCTCAAATAGTGCTTCTAATGCTGACATGGCGTCTTCTTCTTGAACGTAAATCCTTATAGTCAGGGTCATGAATCGGTCTTTATATCCACCACCCTGATAATCTCTGGTTTCGGCCCCTGCACTTAGATGAATAGAGGGAAAGTCCCTGACCTCATCCCAAAATAATAGCCTATTTTGAACGTTACTATAAACATTTGTTCTATAAGGGAAGTTTCCATTTATCCCTTTGAGTTTTGTTACCAAGGAATCTACAATGGACATCCTTCTAGATGTATAATCTCTGTTGGCCATTAAATTCTCCTAGTAAAAAATCTTCCAATAAGAATCTCTGATGCTATCTCTCGTATAGTAGTATTGATAAGAGACCTTGGGTCTCTTCTTTCATTTGACCAAGGGGCTTTACCCGCTCCCTGCTCAAAAACCTGATAAGGCTGTCTTTGATAAGTATATCCGATACTAGGAAACCCTTTTCTTGTTCTGGATATGTCTGTAACTCTAACACTATCCGCAAATCTACCTGTTCTATTTTCTAGTCTAGGATAGCCCATGTTCTTTCTTATTTCTGTGGGCAATTTAGCATTTAATAAAGCCTGAAGAGATAACAAGTCTTGATTTCTTTCCTGAAAGCTCTCTAATATTACTCTCTTATCATCTTGAACCGTTGGTTGCTTTTTACCCCTTACTTTTCTTTTCTTACTAGAGGCTTTGCTAGTCTTATTACTTATCTTATTATTTTTTATATTAGAGCGAACATTCTTTGATCTAAACTTATCCTGAGAAAACTCATTCAAAACGCTCTTCTGCATTCGCTGCACTTTAGAGTCTGAGCCTTCTGCGTTTGCCCAATATTTACCCTCTAATTTTGTTACAGCTTCTAAAAGTGCTTTGTTTAGTTGTCCTGCTGCCTCTTTTTCCGCTTTTGCTTGTACACCCCTATTTAGTGCTTTACTCTCCAAGGATATGTCAATGACATCTATAGGCTCTCCGGGGTTCTTAGTTATATTAAAAGAAACCTCGTCCGCCAACGTAGCTATAAAAGCACTCGCTTCTTTGCTTGCAGGCTGAAAATCCCATAAGGCCTGTTCAATAATTCTTTTTCTTTGCTTTGATACAGCAGAAGACTCTTCGTGTCCTATATCCAAAAATGCGCTGGACTTTATTTCGTCTCTTTGAACACTCTTATTGCCGCTGTTCAGTTTCTTTATCTGAGAGTTTAGCCTCTTTATCAATGGTCTTTGAGCAACCTGCTTTAATCTCCTAAAATATGCGAATACACTTCGGTTTGAAGTTTCACTTTTAGTAGCTAAAAGAACTATGAAACTCTTATTGTTTCCTATTAAGTCAGATGTTATATAAGCTCTTCGTAAATTCTGATTGAAGTTCTCTGGCCTCATCTGGTTATAAAGAGTTGCCACCATTTGAGGCACTTCTTCGTCAATTATTTTCATTATAGTGTCGGGAAGTTTATCAAATCCTTCTCTACTAAGCAGTTCGTTTTTAACTTGCTCTTTTAGATCCTGAGAATCAATTTTTATGGAATGAGCCTTTTTATCAGACACCAAATTTCTAAAGGCTTGTGAAGACTTTTCAATCTTCTTTTCTAATAGTTCGAGTGTTTTTATTAGTGCCTTTCTGCTCATTAAATATTCCGGTACAAATCCAGAACACGACGAATGTGATCTGGAAAGCCGGGGTCATTTCGTATAGCCGATGCTGGAGCACCCTCTCTTGTAGCGGAAGCAATACTTTGTCTCTGCTTCTGCTCATTATTATGATAATAACTAACAATATCTGCTACTGCTAATTCTATATCTCCAGGAATTGAGGCATATCCAGCAGTGTAGGTTACTTTTACTGAACCAATACCTGAAGGCCAGTTTTTATATCCCTCATCACTTGTTCTTATAAGAAAACAAGGGGCCTCTAATATATAATCGTATGAGGCAGGGCTTCCCGCACCATCAGAGAACAGCTCTGTGTATGCTTCAGACTGAGATGTTCTCTCATAGACATTCTGAATCTGTAGAACTGGGCCATAACCCAGCTCCACAGTATCAGAATCCCAACGTAAATTAAAGGTTTCTGTAACACCTGGAGAAGCACTATAAGTGTCAAATTCCTGTCCGGTATAATTCCGAACAAGAGCACTTACGGCAGTAATTAGAGTCTCAAACTTTTCATCATATTGAGTCGAGTTTATACCCTCTAATAACTTAAATTGATCTAATGTAATTAAGTCTGCCACTGTGCCTCTCTAAGTGATGGGGGCTGTATTACCAGCCCCCGCCAGAACTATTAATAGTTGTGAACTACAACGTTGTTGTTTGCACCAGCGTTGGCGAACATAAGTTCGAAACCACGACGCTGAGAAGCAACAAGAACGAGACGCTGGTTTTCAATGTCGTCGTCCTGCTCAACCGTTACACCGCGCAGTACAGGTACTACGAAGTTACGCTTGTTGAATGCTACCGCGAAAGGCTTGCCTTGTGCGGCTGCTGGGAACTCGTCATTGACGACAACGGGTGAACCGTATACACGACCCATTTCGCCAGTTACTCGAGTACCGACTTCGCCAAGTTCATTAGCCTTCTGGAAGTCTGCATCGTCTAACAAGTCATAGTAGCATTGTAAAGAAACTACATAAACTACGTCATCGGGGCGACGACCATACTTACCCATGCTTTGACGCATGTCAAGAAGCTCAGAAGCACTTGTTTGTCCTACAGGAGAAGCTGAACCTGTGTCCAGTGTTGCGCCCGCATTTGCAATCAAACCGTTGTAAGGGCTAGAGATTAGATCATCTGTAGCGCCGCCCAACAGCAAAGAGTGCTCAATAGCACGTGCGTGTGAACGAGCCATAGACTCACGGATCAGAGGAAGAATAGGAAGAATAGAATCTTCTTCTACTTCACGAGCCATGTAAGACTTAGAAACAAGCTTTGATACGGTCAACAGCTTAGATGTGAGGTCAACACCATTAAAAGGAGAACCTACAGCGTCACCGCGAGCTTCCAAGTTACCTTTGGGAGCACCTGAAGCACCGGTGCCAGCACCAGCTACAAATTCAGCGTAACCTGCGTCGGGCATCAGAGGCACGGTCATAGTTGCTGCATTCATTTGAACCTTACGGAACATTGTGTCCAGAACCAAGTCGAGTTCGATGTCTCGCTCGATTGTGGTAGATACGATGTTTTCGTAGGTCTCTTCAGAGCCAACACCAGGAACTTCAACACCACCTGTGGTGTTAACTGCTTTTTCAAGCAATTTACGACCGTAGTTTGTGTCCCAGCCTTTCTTAGTAATAACGCCCAGAACAAAGGCATCAGTAATGTCCTGCTCGTCTTGTTTTGTAGCTACTTGACCTCGGTCAGCGAATACACGCTTAGACTCACGAATCTTCTGAATTTCTTCAGATTTTTCAGCCAATTCTTTTTGAAGCTCGGCCACAGTTTCCATGTGGTCAGCATCTTTGTCTGCAAAACGCTTTTCAACGTCTGCAAGCAGCTTTTCAGCGCCTGTTGTTAC